TTTCACATGTATTGTCCCAGCCAGATGGCATGCCATTATACCCGATGGATATAATCCTATCATCTTTCACAACGATAGCACCGACCTGCAATCTGACTGCGGTTGAACAACCAGCAAATGTTTCAGCAGTCGCCATGAATGCTTCAATGTGCTTTGTCTTCATAACAAATATGTATGTCAGTTAGCTAGGACTTTTGATACAGAATTCATGACTGCGGCAATTCTACCGATATCACGCAACTGTTCTACCGTGTATCCCTCTTTCTTCAAAGTCTCATAGTGAGCCTTGACACAGAAGTGACACTTGCCAACAATGCTTGCAGCAAGACTGTATGCTTCAAACTTTGCTTTGGTGGTACCACCATGAGATAGGATAGCATTCATTCTCAATTGTGCTGGTAAACCAGCCAATGCTGTATCATCAGCCATTTCAACATAAGGATACCAAACGTTGTTCTGTGCCATGATGCTTGCGGCTGCAAGTGCGGCATCAGCCTCTTTACGATCAGTCAGTACGCCGTACAACCAAGTCCACAGCTTTGTGTTTCCAGCAGCAAATGCAGCAGCAAGGGCAATCGCCTCTGCTTCTTCAGGTGAGATTGTGCTTCGCTTGATTACCGCATCAATATTCAGTTTGGTATCCTTCGCATAATCAGGAATAGTTTCTTTGAGTTGATCAACCCATGTTGTCATTTTGTTTTCTCCGCTAATTGTTTATAACCTGTTGTTGTAGGATGAACACCGTCTTTACTCAGTCCTGTAATTGGAAGAACGGTGTCACCATACTCTTTTGATACATCTTTGACCATCGCTTGAATTTCTGGTTTTATCGCAGGTAGAATCCAGAATACTCTAGCTGTACCAACTTTCTCACGAATACGGTGAAGTTCAGCTTTCGTTCTAATGCCCTTATGATCGTTACTACCTAAACTAATGATCACAGTCTTTGCGGACAAATCATTTTTCAGATAGTCACGATTCCACTGCATACTGTTCCAACCAGTCTTTGCATATACGGCACACTCAGGTCTAGCCATCTGTGTGCCGACTGCAATGCTATCACCGAGGATCAAGCATTCAATCATGACAGAGTTTCGCCACCAACTGTACGATTACATGCACACAGTTCACCCGTTTGCAGTGCATCAAGAATGCGCAGTGTTTCTTCTGGATTACGACCAACGTTCAGGTTATTGACTGTAACGTGTTGAATAACGTTATCAGGACCAACAATGAATGTTGCACGGAGAGCGGCACCTGCTGGTGAATAAAATACACCCAGTTGTTCAATGAGGCTTAGATTACCAGTCTCTGGATTCCATCGCTGTGTATCAGCAAATTGGAAGTGCTTGATCTTTTTCAAGTCTTCATGTGAAGATTGCCATGCAACTTTACAAAATTCATTGTCAGTTGAGCCTGTCAATAGAACAGCATCACGGTCTGCAAAATCTTGATACAATTTATCGTATGCTACAATCTCAGTTGGGCACACGAATGTAAAGTCCTTAGGGTAATAGACAATGACTTTCCACTTTCCTGAGAAAGAGTTTTCATCAATATCAAAAAATGCATCAGCAGGTTGACCTGGCTTGACACCAGTTACCAAGAATGAGTCTAATTTATGTCCGACGGTTTTCATATTTTCCTTATGTTGTAATTTTGTTATGATATCAAATATCAATGTATTGAAGTTCAAAGCGATCAGCGCAGTCCTCATAGTTGATGTAACCACGTGGATTACATACAATACGAGTTGAGCCAATCATGTAGTCAAAACGATCATGTGTATGACCGTGTGTCCAGAGTTTGATCTGTGGATGATCGAGAATAAACTCAGACAAGTCGGAAGAGTATGCACCATTCATCAAAACATCGTCTTGATATTGTGGCTTTGTTGACAACTTACATGGAGCGTGGTGACCCACAACTACAAATTTGTCATCAAACATTCCCTCAATAACATGGCGAATATATTCTTTCATGGCTACATGATCTTCATATGCATCTTCTGGGCTGAATCTCGCAATTTCTTCTTTGAATTTGAATCCATCCTGAATCGTCATTCCTTTTTCATCAAGTGCATATTGACCAGCATCGTCACGCTTGTATACAGGAACTTTGCGAGTGAGTTTTCTCTTACTGTTTTGAACAATGCGAAAATCATTCATCATACCACGAACATGATACAATGTTAGTGCATCGCCATTGTTCATATCAGTCCACAAAGTGCCACCGATAAATGTCACACCATCCAAGGTAACATACTCACGGTCTAGAATGTGGAGATTTTTCAGATAGCCAAGTTTCTCTTTGAGTCTAGGAAGAGACAATGCATAATCACCATGATAGTGTTCATGGTTGCCTGCAACATACAAGACCGTAGGAAATCGCTCCGAGCATTCTTGAAAGAATGTGTGATAGCGATTAGACTTGTCGGTTTCACCCAACAGATTATGGACATCCTGGTCGTTCAACTCATTAGCTAAACAAATGTCACCAGAAAGAATCAAAACATCAGCGTTTTCTGTGTTTTGAAGAGAGATTGTTCCGAACTCTAGGTGTAGATCGGATGCAAGTGCAATTTTCATAATATAAGATGCCTTTCTATGCTATTAGTGTAACACAGAAAGGCTTTCCTGTCAAGTATTACTCTTGAAGAAGAGTTTTATTTTTGGTAGAAGTGAGTACTTTATCGTTACCACCAGAAGCGATTGGAATGCGTTTTGGCAGCTTTTCCTCAGGAATGACGTTCACTAGCTTGACGGTCAGGATACCGTTCTCCAGAGCCGCTCCATCCACTTGAACCGTGTCCGCTAGGCGAACAACTTTCTTGAATGCGCGAGTACCGATGCCACGATGCAAATAAGAACGATTCTCATCCACAGTAGCTTTCTTGCCACTGATGGTCAATTCGCCCTTTAGCGTTTCAATTTCAATTTCGTCTTCCGAGAATCCAGCCACAGCAAGTTCAACCAAATAATTGTTGTCGTCTAACTTGACGATGTTATGTGGTGGAAAAGTGTTTGCTGGAAGTTTGTCTAGCGCAAGTTGATCAAATGCATCAAAGAAACGATCAAAGCCGACAGTTTGTGGCACCAATGGTGCAAAGTTTATACGTCCTAGATTTAGGTGCGTCATGAGTTTTCTCCTATAAAAGCAAGTTATGAAATATCTGCCTCGAAAGCACAGAATAAACCGGTTACAAATCCGGTGTTGTCTTATCGGAACAACTGCTCTATTCCCGCTGTGATCATATTCAATGGCGTTGAATATTATATTTTACGTTGTGATTACAGAGCAACGGACGCCTGAGAGTAATTACTTATTCTCTAACCGTTAACGTCAAACGGCCCTAAGGTGGGTTCTATTATTTATACAATTTTGACAAAAGCAGCACCATTCACAAAGTACTTTCTTTGTGGATTTTGCTCAGTGTACACTTGTATGAATGTCATTGTGCTATCAACACGTTTCTCATACAGGTTGCTTGTTATGACAACTTCACCTGTATAGATGTTCTTTAGCTTCGTTAGTTTCTCTTTCACTTTTTTCATAATATAAAATCACTCTGGACTCTTCTTACCTATGTTGTATTTGCTGATTAGTTGCCAATCATCCTTCTCACGGAAAGGAATGATCTTGATCTGGTGAATCTCGGCGATCTTGTCTACCATAATTTCTGGATTGACAATCGTAACTAAGCCCCATTGCTCCAGTAACTTAGCGATTGCATTACGTCTTTCAATATCATTGTCTATGATGCTAGATGGTTTTCCATCCAGTGCAAACAGTTCTTTGAAATGTGTAATGTAGTATTGGCCGCGCTTGTGTAGGATATGACACGACTGGTACAGTATCTTCTCCTTGCGAGAAGACACACCAATCCGAGTCAATGTTTCACGTACCTTCAAAAAATCATCTTGTTCTTTCAGCTTCACCTCAACAAATGTTGATAAATCTACCATGGCTACTTCCCCAATCCACCTTTATCGGCTTTTTCTTTTAGTTCTTGGATTTGTTTGTCAGTAAGCAGTCTGAGTGCATCCCTAGCTTTCGCATCAGAGAAACCGTAGAAAGATTTTATACATGCTATATCATCACTTTTTTCAGGCTTTATCCACTTATTGAAAGGC